TGGTAAGGCAGTATTCTTTAGAAACTTCGGAGACACAGAAACCGTAAACCCAATTGCTGGCCAAGAGGATAGACCTAATGAAATTATTCATTTAAAGAAGTACACTCCAAAAAATAATTATTATGGAATCCCAGATATTATTGCTGCACAAAATGCTATGGCAGGCAATGAATTTGCTGGTAAGTATAATCTGGACTACTTTGAAAATAAAGCGGTACCAAGGTATATTATTACAGTAAAGGGGGCAAAGCTTTCCCCAGAGTCAGAGCGTAAATTGCTTGAATTTTTTCAGGTTGGGCTTAAAGGAAAAAATCATAGATCCCTGTATATTCCACTCCCACCAGACTCATCAGATTCAAAAACTGAATTTAAAATGGAGCCAATTGAAGCAGGGGCACAAGAAGGTTCTTTTGAAAAGTACAGAAATTCAAATCGAGATGAAATATTGATGGCTCATAGAGTCCCAATTAATAAAATTGGGACCCCAGCAGGTATTAATTTAGCTGCCGCAAGAGATGCAGATAAAACATTTAAAGAGCAAGTTTGCAGGCCAGCGCAAGAAAACCTTGAGAAAAAGATTAATAAAATAATCCAGGAAATGACTGATGCCTTAGAGCTTAAATTTAATGAATTAAGTTTAACGGATGCTGATACCCAGTCAAAGATTGATGAAAGATATCTTAGATTCCAGGTAATAACTCCAAATGAAATTAGAGTTAGAATGGGTATGGTTCCAAGAGAAGGCGGGGACGTTCCAGTAGATCTTGCAGCCCAAGCCGCAGAAATTAAAGCCCAAGCAACCCAAAGCAGAGCCCGTGATCAAGAAAGATCTGCCAATTCACCAGATAAATCTGGGGAGGGCAGAAATGCAAAGGGAGATGGAAGACAAGTCAACTAGTCTTACTCAACTAGTTATTTGCCTTTTTATGTAACAATCTCTATAATATATAACATATGATCATAGAAAAGTCACATTGGTCTTCTAATGGAAATGCTATTAATTTATCAGTTCCATTTACGAAGGTCAATAGAGAAAAAAGAACAGTCTCAGGATTCGCAACACTAGATAACCTGGATCAGACTGGTGATGTAGTTACTCAAGAAGCTAGCATGAAAGCGTTTGAAAGCTTTAGAGGTAATCTAAGAGAAATGCATCAGCCACTTGCAGTAGGCAAGGTGGCATCATTTAGACCAGAAACTTTTTATGACCCTGCAACAAAAGAATTTTACAATGGTGTTTACGTTGATGCATACATTTCTAAGGGCGCTCAAGATACTTGGGAAAAGGTTCTAGACGGAACACTAACAGGATTTTCTATTGGCGGAAAGATTATTGAATCAGATAACGAAGTAAACAAATCAACAGGAGCATCAGTAAGGTTTATTAAAGACTATGCACTAGTTGAACTATCAATCGTTGATTCACCAGCAAATGAACTATGTAACATTTTATCTATTGAAAAAGTAAATGGACAAATGATTTTTAAAGGAATCGCAGCAGATGTTAAAATGGAAAATATTTTTTATTGTGCAGAAAGTGATTCTGTATTTATGTCAACAGAATCAGAATACATATCTCCAGTTACTGGTAAAAAAACAGAACTCATTGGATGGGTAGAATCAAACGACGTAAACAAAGGAAAAGAAATAGAAAAGATTCTTGATTCACGTAGATCAAGATTGCAAACATTGCCTGAAACACAAAATATAAATACGGCAATTGCAGAAGGAGGAAATGAAGTGGAAAAGCTTAATGTAACAGAAGCAACTCCAGTAGTAGAAGAAGCAGTAGTAGAAACACCTGCAGAAATTATTGAAGAAGTTGCCCCAGTAGAACAAGATTCTGCTGAAGTTGTAGCTGAAGTAACTTCTGCCGAAGTTCTGGAAAAATCAGCAGAACTAACAGTTCAGGAATCACCTGACTTTGTTAAAATGCTAGGCGACCTTAAGGGTTTCTTCTCAGAGACTTTGGAAAAGGCCTCTGAGGCAAACGCTGCTCAGGTTTCAACAATCAAGGAGACAGTCGAAGCTTTTAGCAAGAATGTCGATTTGAGAATTTCAGAATTAGCAGAAAAGCACACAGAACTCTCAACAGCAGTTGATTCAATTAAGTCTATAATGGACACAGTTGAAAAAAGAGTAGACGCAGTAGAATCAGACACTGCAATCAAGAAGTCCTCTGACCTTGGCGGGTCAACAGGAGTAACAATCAAAAAATCAAAATGGAACGGCACTTTCCTCGGTTCCGTTAGCGAATTAACAAAATAAAGGGTAAGGTGAAAAACTAATGAGTAATGAACTATTAGCAAAAGCAGCTGAAGCAGGCACAACACTAACAGGTGGAATGACTGGCGCAGCAAACCCTACCGACGGAATTCACGTAGGTTCCGAGGGTAAGGGAGGCTTGCTCAATCCTGAGCAATCCGCAAGATTCCTTGATTACATGTTCGATGCAACAGTAATCGGTAAAGTAGCACGTACAGTTCGAATGAGAGCTGACACTACAGAGATTGATCGTATCGGCGTCGGAGAAAAGCTTATGAAGCTTGCATCTGAAGCAGAGAACACTGGCTCAAATGCAGCCGTACAGTTCTCAAAGATTTCTCTCACAACAAAGAAACTTCGCCTAGATTGGGAGCTTTCAACTGAGTCTCTAGAAGACAACATTGAAGGTGCAGATCTAGAAGATCACATTGCAAGACTCATGGCAACACAGGCTGGTAACGACCTAGAGGACGTAGTCCTTAACGGTAACACAGCACTATCTGGAGATAACCTTTATAAGGCATTCGACGGTATTGTCAAGATTGCAAAGACAAATGGTCGTGTAGTAGCTGGAGCGGGTGCAGGAGTATCTCGTGACATCTTCAACAAGGCTCTAAAGGCAATGCCACGTAAGTACAAGCAGCGTCGTCCAGACCTACGCTTCCTTGCAGGCTCAAACCTTATACAAGATTACTTGTATTCAACTTCACAGAACATCCAGAACGTTAACCCACAAGATATTGCTTCAAGCATTATCCGTGGAAACGAAGGTGCTCTAGGTGGTCCAGCAGGATATGTTGCACCATTCGCATTTGGTATTCCAATTGTTGAAGTTCCACTACTTAAGGAAACTCAGGTAGGATCATATGCAACACCAACAGGAGAGCACGGAGACGTCCACTTGACATTCCCAAATAACGTTGTTATTGGTATCAAGCGCGATGTAACTGTTTACCGCTTCTTCTGGCCAAAGAAGGACTCAATCGAATATACAATGTATACTCGCGTTGGTACCCAAATTGAGCAGGCAGACGCATGGGTAGTCGTTAAAGACGTTAAGGTTGCTTCTTAATTTAAGAAATAACTTGCTGGAAAGGCCCCTAATTAATTTTAGGGGCTTTTCATTTTAATTTTATAGTGCTATAATTTATATACATACCAAAGGAGTATATATATGTCATTTGACACACTTAAGGTCAAAGAACTAAAGACATTAGCAGCGGACTTCGCAGTTGATGTTGATGGCCTAAAAAATAAAGCAGATGTTATTGCAGCCCTAGCAGAAGAAGGAGTAACTTGGTCAGTTTACCAAGGTACACTTAAAAACATAGAGAACGCAAAAGAAGACGCAGATGAAATTCTTCCTAGACTAGATCCAAATCAGAAGCTAGATGAAGATATGGTTCTAGTAAAAATGGATCGACCAAACTACAGATACGATGCACTAGGTTTTACATTCACACTAGAGCACCCATTTGTAGCAATGAAGCCAGATGTGGCTCAAGAAATTTTTGATAAGGAGGAAGGGTTTAGATTGGCTACACCTAGAGAAGTACAGGAGTACTACAACTAAGCCTAATACATGGCAGAGATATACCAGAATACAAGTACTGCAGCAACAACAAAGCTTTACGTAAAAGGTGAAGCAGTAACGCCTACCTCATCGGTAATCGTAAAATTTTATGATATAACTGGTGATCCCGTTGTCTCTCCACAAATTAGCCCTTCAGCAATTGTTACCACTATTACAGCAGAAGCAAGCGAGGTTGATCAAGGCTCCTTTAGTGTATACCTTCCAACACAGTATACAGCAAGAAACAGAAAGTTTAAGTTAGTCTGGGATTGGCAATACGACTCAGTATCCTATTCAAATACAACTTACCTTGATGTTGTTACTCCGTATGTCGATATACAAGAAGCAGCACAAGAAATGGGGCTTGGCTCAGATGCAAATGATCCAAATCATAAAACACATCAGGAATTAAGGTTGGCGGAAAGATACGCTAGAAACATAATTGAAGGACATACAGGACAAAAGTTTTATTTGCATGATGATAGATTCTTTACAATAGGAAGTGATTCAGATACACTTTCAATGCCTAAAAAAATAAATCGGCTACATACCTTATATGCTAATGATGAATTGCTTATAGATAATATCAATAGTGTTAATAACTTAGGCATAGTTGTTGAAAATACAGTAAGTGGATTTGGCATAAGAGCCAATCATTTTTCTGGCATTAATGACGATGTGTATATTGCAAATGGAATGGTACCGCCTTCAATAAATGACTCCTCCCCAAATATTTTTAGAAGATCAAAGTCGTATAAAGTTTATGCAAGATTTGGCTGGGATTATATTCCAAATGAAGTTAGAGACGCAGCAGTTGAGCTAATGAAGATGTACTTTGCAAAAGATCGTGTGTGGAGAGATAGATATGTTAAAAAAATATCTACAACAGACTGGGACTTTGAATATTCTTCAGAAGCATTTAACGGAACTGGATCTTCTTACGCAGACAAGCTTCTAGCAGATTATGTTATAACACAAATGGTACTGGTGTAATGTTTGACGTGGTTGATGGTTTAATGACTATGAAAATTGATGTCTACCGTCAATCTGAACGACAAGACGCAAATACAGGTGCAATGGTTAGAGAGTTTTCTTATATAAAAACAATAGACTGCTATGCTCGTGGAATTATTACACAAAGCGGAACTAAAGGAAATGATAAACAGAAGTTTTCTAATAAATATTCTAATGATCAATATATAGAAGTTAGAACATCTGAAAGATTAACTGCTAGAGATAAGGTTAAAAATATTAGAGATGTAAATGGAAAACCAATTTGGTACGAGCTAAATTATCCAAATGATACAGACACAGTATTTGATGTATTAGGAACCACTCCAATAGCAGACCCGTTTGGAAATGTTGTTGGATATAACTCTTCATTACAAAGAGCGGAGAATCAGCAAATTGGCATCTGAAATTTTAGCAATTAAAGCGGCAAGCGGGCTAGTCAGTTTAATGTCTAGTAGGCCAGCTAGCGGTGCAATAAAAGATAGCACTGTTGCACAAATATCCGCAGCTCTATTTTATAAAACAAATGTGATGGCAAAACTAGCATCAAATCCACAATTTCAATCTGCATTTAGAAATGTAATTTTTGACCAGCTGCAAGTTGATTTTGGCGACTATATAGATGCAAAATCAAGAACATCTCCAAAGTCTTTTCACCATGTTTATGAATGGGGAAGAATTGGCGACAATGAGGCAAGACTGTTTAAGCTAAAAAAACTTCCAGCAGACGGACTATCTTTAAAAGTTAACTATGAGCTGATAGACTCCAAATCTTTTGTTCCATCTGAAAATTCTAATAATAGGCATGTCTTTGTAAAAAAGGCTGAAATAATGGAGCAAGGAAAAACTGTAGTTATATCTCCAAGATTTTCAGAAAGATTAGTATTTGAAGTAGATGGATATACTGTATTTATGCCAAAGGGGGAATCTGTTACTGTCAGAAAGCCAGGCGGAGCGGCAACTAAAAACTCTTTCTTTTCTGCATATAAATATTTCTTTACTGGCAATCTAGTTAATATGTCAATAAAAAAATCTGGATTCCAAAGACTATTTAATTCATCATTGTCTAGAGCATTAGGTGTTCCAGCACAAGTTAAAACAGTTAAATATAGCTTCTCTCCAAATCAGTTGGCAAATGAAGCAGAGGCTGCTACATCATCAGCATTTGCGAGGTTAGCAAATGGCTAATTATAAACTAGATGCAATGTTTGAAATAAGAAAATTCCTGTGGGGTAGACTTACAGCCCTTAATATATTTGACGAAGAAGACTATTATTCAGACAACCTGGGGGAGTCTTTGATCCCGATAGTGCCAGTACAGCAGCAGCCAGAAATGAATCAATTCTTAAGCGGAAAAAAGCATATAGTCTACGATAAGGTAGGAATGTCTTATGAGAACAACTGGATGATATGCTGCGAACAAATCCTATTAACCCTATATTCACCAGATCTGCTTGATATTGTTGAGATCAGAAACTTTCTAACTGATGAGTTTAGAAGAATGGATGAGTCTGCAAGGGATGTCAATAAATGGTCGGGGCTATCAGATAAATTCAAGTTCCATAGCATACAAATAGCAGACATATCATCTACAGCCCCATCAGAAGAGATTCAAGGCTTCTATGCAGCAGATGTAATATTGGAAGCAAAGTATTCAAGAATAACCAATGGCCAAGGCAGATTTGCTTAATTTGCCTTTTATAGCTTAGTAGAGTAAAATTAGAACAGAGGAAAGGGCCTAGCCAGCCAAATATATATATATCAATTTCATGAAATCAGGAGGCAATACAATTATGGCATATCAAAATACAGGTGACGCAAGAAACATTCTTGTTGGTGCATCACCGCTATTCTTGTCAGTAGAAGACTCAACAGTATCTGGTTACGATTCAAGCATGGATGCAGGCGACGCAAACGCTTTCGTTGCATCAAAGAATCGTTTCGTACCAGCATTCTCATCAGGAGAGTCTTATACTACAACACTAAATAAAGTTTTAACAACAACAGGTGCTACTCAGACAGCAACGCCTACAGAGGCATCACCAGCAATTGGTGGAGCTTACCGTAACGTTGGTTACACAAATAACGGTCTACAGATCAGCTACCAGCCAACATTCGACTCAGTAACTGTTGATCAGTTGCTAGATACAGCTAAGCTGTTTAAGTCTGCAATGATGGTTCAGATCTCAACAGAAATGGCAGAAGGTACTCTAGAGAACGTTCTTGCAGTATTTGGTCAAAAGGGATCAACACTTACATCAGCAGGAACAGGTGCAACAGCAGTTGACACACTAGGTTTGGAAGCAGGTGCACTAGGTGCAGCTCCAACAGAGCGTCAGCTAATTGCAGTTGGACAGGCTCCAACTTCAGAGGCATCAGCAACTGAGCGTGTATATTATGCACGTCGTGTTTTGTCTGTAGAACAGTCACAGTTCTCTTTGGCTCGTACAGCAGCAACAACATTCCCAGTAACATTCCGTCTTCTACCATCAGGTGACGCAGCTCACGCTGGTTCAGAATACGGTAAGATTATTGACCGCGTTCTAACAGTTTAATTATATTAATAATTAATATCAAAGCCCCCAAGAAATTGGGGGCTTTGCTGTTGTACCCTTATAATGGTTATGCTATAATAATTTAGACGATCCTTAAGGAGGATAAATTGGCAAGTACAGTATATGATGTAGAAGAGATTGAACTACAAAGCGGAGCTAAAGTAAAGCTCAAGCCATTATCAATCAAGCAACTACGAAAGTTTATGGAAGTAATTAAGAAAGTACAAGATGCAGAAGACGAGACAGCAACACTAGGCATTCTTGTTGAGGCATGTGGAGTAGCACTAGAAACTCAGCTGCCAGATCTTGTTGCAGATCTAGACAAACTTGAAGATGCACTAGATGTTCCAACCATTAACAGAATCCTTGAAGTTTGCGGAGGAATTAAGATGGACGACCCAAACCTAATAGCGGCAGCGGTACTGGCTGGTCAGAACTAGATTTAGCCGCTTTAGAGGGACAAGTTTTTCTTTTAGGACATTGGAAGAATTACGAGGAGTTAGAAGAGAATTTATCAATGCCAGAATTGATTCAGACCTTAACGGCAATGAATCAAAAAGAACATAACCAGAGAAAGTTTGCAGCATCACTAAAAGGAATCCAATTAGATGATGAAGCAGAAGAAAAAGAAAAAGGTTCTACCTTTGAAGATATCCAAAGAAGAGCTCTTGGAATTAAAACATCAGCAGATGATGTTGTTAGTTTGCAAGGACCCTTCGCAGCACAAGCTGGATTTGGAATAGGCGCAGGGTTAGGATACTCTAGGAGTAATTAGTGGCTGACGAACAAATTGTAACCAGTATAGTCGCCAAAGCCGACTTATCTAGCCTTGTGTCCGAAGTACACAGGGCTAGTTCTAGTCTCCAACAATTACAAAGAGAGCTGCTTGCATCCAACAAAGCAATCTCTGCTTCAACCAAATTAGCAAATAATTTATTTAGAGACACATTAACTAGTAGTGGACAGTTCTCTAGTCACTTCGTAAACCTTAATTCAGATGTAGATAAGTTTGGTAAAAACCTAGACGCTGGTAGATTAAAGCTTAAGAACTATTTCTCAACCTTTAGAGAGCATGCAACCACTCAAAAGGGAATGATCAGAGAGCTTGCTAAAGAGCAAGTCATGCTTCAAAACTCAGTACTACAACCTTTAGGCAGAAATGCTCAAGGTTTAATGCAGTACAATGTTATGATTCCAAGAGGGCTAGATGCTGTAAAAAATAGTGCACAGCTAGCTCGTATGGAGCTACAGATAATGAATCGTGCACTATCTGAAGGAGCGGGATCTTTAATTAACTGGGGTAAGAATACTCAGTGGGCAGGTCGTCAGCTTACAGTTGGCCTAACAGTGCCATTAACAATGTTTGGTGCTGCAGCAGGAAAAGCATTTAGAGAAGCAGACCAGGAGCTTGTAAGACTTACAAAGGTTTACGGTGGTCTAGCTGCAACATCTGCAGCAGACTTAAAAGCAATTAGAGAAGAAGTTGTACAGACAGCAAAGTCTTTATCTCAAACAATGGGAGCTTCTTTTAAAGATACAATTGCTTTAGGTGCAGATATTGCGGCAACTGGAAAGATGGGTAATGATCTTTTAGGTTCTATTGAAGAAACAACCAGATTGTCTATCCTTGGAGAAGTTGATAGACAAGATGCTATGAAGGCTACACTTTCAATTCAAACCGCATTTAAGCAGAATACAGAACAACTTACAGAATCAATTAACTTTCTTAACGCAGTTGAAAACCAGACGTCTACAACTCTTAACGATTTAGTGGAAGCTATTCCAAAGGCTGGTCCCGTTATACAGCAACTAGGCGGAAGCATTGAGGATTTAGCTCTCTACATGACAGCAATGAGAGAGGGTGGTATCAATGCATCTGAAGGTGCAAACGCATTAAAGTCTGGACTTGCTTCTTTAATTAACCCTACAAAACAAACAGTAGGATTAATGTCAGATTTTGGAATAGATGTAATGGGAATGGTTGCAAAAAATACTGGAAACACAACTGGTCTCTTAATGGATTTGCAAGATGCGCTAGATAAACTAGATCCATTAAGCAAAGCAAGAGCATTAGAGCAGATGTTTGGTAAGTTCCAATTTGCAAGAATGAGTGCGTTGCTTAATAACTTAGGAAAAGAAGGAAGCCAAACTCTTCAAGTTATGGATTTAATGAAAGCAAGTACTTCAGATTTGGCGGGAATAGCAGAGCGAGAATTAGGAATGATTACAGAGTCTGCATCTGGTAAATACAGAAAAGCAATGGAAACACTTAAAGCCACTCTGGCAGAAGTCGGTGAAGAGTTTTTAGGCGTTGCTACTAAGATTATCTCCGCTGCATCAAAGATTTTAAATTTCTTTACTGATTTGCCATCACCAATTAAAAAAGCTCTAACATTTATGGCAGGATTTACAGCATTAGTTGGACCACTAATTATGTTAACTGGTGTACTTGCGAACTTCTTTGGATACATAACAAAAGGAATAGTACAGCTTAGATCTTTCTTTATGAGAGCAAGCGGATGGAAAATGCTTACGCCAGAAATTATTGCTGCTCAAAAAGCAGCAGAGATGGTTGAAAATGCATTCTATTCAGATGCAGCAGCCGCACAAGTCCTACACAATGCTTTACAAAAGCTTGTTTTAGATTATCAAAATTTGCAAGCAGCTTCAATGAAAAATGCAGTTCCAGTAAACCCAGGAGTTAGTACAGTTGCTGGAAATACAGTCATGGCAGCTGGTAGAAGAATTGTAGATCCTAATGATCCATATGTTGGAGATCCTAACACTAGAGCAATGTCTCATATTAGACCAAGAGATCCCAATAATCCAGCCACTTTGTTTGGCGGGGTCCCAGGAGCTATTCCAGTTAATAGAGGAATATCAAGAACTCCTCAAATCTATATGCATGATAGACTTCCAAATGTTGAAGGACTAACAAGTGTTAAGGGAATATCTACAGGAATTGTTTCAGGAGAAGCCGCCAAATTCCATGCACTTATGGCAACACTTGGTATGCAAACAGAGCAAGAAGTTGCAGCACTAAAGAAAACTATTGCTATGGGCGGAACAGTAAGTAGAGAGCTGCTAGACACGTTTGACGATATTTTACCAATAACTCAAAAGTTTGCAAATAGTGCTGCTACGCAATCAGCATTAATTGTTCAGCAAATGAGAAATGCAGAAATAACTGTTGAGCAAGCAAAAGCAAGAATACTTGCTTTAAATGCACAAATAGAAGCAGACATGGGCGCTGCAGTAAGCATGTATGCTGCAGGACGAGGAAGAACAATTGATTTAACAAGAGCCCCAATGATGGATCAACCAGTTGTTGATGCTAATGGACAATTTACACTTAGAGATTTATACAAGAAAAAAGCAAACGCTTCTGTTATGGAAGAGTTTGGAAGACTTCGTGGCGTAAGAACATTTGGAGCACCATATAGTATTCAAACAACAAGGCTGCCTAAGTTTAATATCGGTGGAGTAGTTGAAGAATTCGGACCAGGTAAAACAACAGTATCTGGCCCATCTTCAATTAACTATGATGACCGACTTGGAAGCGTACCAGTTGGTGGATATGTATTAAATCAATCTGCTTCAATGGATCCAGCAAACGCACCGCTTGTTGAAATGGCTGCAAATACATATGAAGGCGGCGGAAAAATCACAGCAGCTTTGACTCCATTGGAAACAGTTTTTGGTCCTAAGATTCAAAGAATGCCTGAGCTGTACGCAGCAGTAGATGCAGCAAATAACGGATATAATTTTGGCGGGCAGATTATGAATGGCATTACTGGATATGGAAGACAAACAGATAAGACTCCATCTTCTGGCATGGATGAAAAACTATTTAAAAAACAGTACAAAGAGTACTTAAGGTTTATTAATAATCCAAGATATGAAGACGACATGAGAATAAGAATGATCATGTTGGATGCTGCAGAGCTATCTTATACTGCAAAAATGCCTATGGATAAAGCAATACAGAAAGCAACATCTAATTTTGATGCTGCTAAATTATCATCAGGCGGATCTGATGAAAAGTTTATAGCAGAAAGAATAAAGCAAGTAAAGGCTTTAGAGAGAAAGTATCCAGCATTAAGAGTTAAAAATGCTAAATCTGCTCAGACAAGTTCTAGCAAAGCTCTCAATTGGAATTTAAATAAAGTTAGAGAAGCAATGATTCTTGATCCACAATTTGCTTTAGTAAAAGATTTAATAGAAGGTGTTAAGCCAACAACATTTTTAAATGCAGATGGTTCTCCAAGTATTAAGGACTTGCATGACAGGGGGCACATAAGACGTCGAGGTACACTTGGCTATATGACCAGCGGTTACATGGGAACAGCTGCTATATTGCCTTCCGCAGTAAACAGTATCATGAGCAGGCTGGAAGGAATTGGATTATCAAGAGATGTTCTAAATTTAAACGGTGCTAACGCAAGAGCAAACTTTGAACTAGCATTAAAGCGTACAGGAATGGATAAGTTCACAACAGTGGATGATCTCTATGCGGCAGTACAAGACGATGGAAAGTTTAAGAGCAAAGATCAAATATCTTCTGGCAATGTTGTAAGAGCAACCAAAGAGCAAAGAAATTCTTTAAAAATGTTTTTAGAGGCTGCGGCAAAAAGACAAAGATGGGCATTTTTAGGAAGACCTCCAAGACCCATGCTTGTAGCAGGAGCATACAATAAGGGCGGAATGATTCCAGGTGGCTCTATCTCTTCAAATAGATTTTCATATGGAGTTCCACCTCTATCCCCAAGACTAGAGGCTATTAGATTAGCTCAACAGGCTGCAAATGCTAAAAAGCGTGAGTCCGATATGATTAAGTACCCATGGATTAAAGAAGCCGTAGCGGGAAGGAACAGGGGATCTAGTGTATCCCCATTATTAAAATTACTACCGCCAGAAAAGATGCTTGATGTTTTAACAACAGCAAAAACATTAAGCTCGAGAAGTTCACTAGGTTCGTTTGCTGATACACCAGTAACTCAATACGGACATCAAATTTCTGCTAGTTCTGGTATGAGTTACCCCATACCTGGCGTATCTGGAATATATAAAATTGGGGGCAGACGAGTTTTTGTTAAAGGCGTTCCTAATGAATTAACTGCAATCCATGAGCCAATTGGAACCGATATTACAAGAAGGCTTTTTGGAATAGAGTCTCCAGTCCAAAGAGCGAGAACAGTGGTCAATCCGTTAGATCCAAGTAGGAAAAGTAAGCTCCTTGCTTTAGAATCAGACTTTGACCCGCGTTTTGGCAAAACTAATGTAGAGATGAATGAAGATCAAGTAATTAGACAGCTTGCTAATTCTCTTCTCATGAACAATAAAGATTTATCTAGGTCAAACGTATTTGGTAATTTTAATCCAGATGTTGGAAATGCTGGAGTGTTTAAAGCAGCATCTGGTAATACACGTCTGGCAACAGCTGATGAAATGAACTCTATGGAAAAGCAAGCAATGATTAATCTACTTGCTGTTAGAGGCGGAGCAAGAAAAGATTTTGCCCGTGATACTGCTTCAATAGTCAGTAAGATGAGCCCAAAAAAATATGGTCGATTGATGAAGACCACACTAGAAAAAGCTCGTCCAGAATTAGTAAAAATAATAAATGAATTGCCTGTAGGTCTTAGAAAACCGTATGAAGCAATGCTCAAGAGATTGGATGACGGAATAGGTGTTGATTGGAGTAAATATCATTCTATACACTCTAATCCAAAATATCTTAATGCTGGAGGGCCAGTTGGAGGCCCAGTTCGAAAAGGACGTAATGCTTACGGAAGGCCAGGAAACCCAGCTGCTAGAGCAGCATGGGAGGCTGAGAAACGTGCACAAAGAGAAAGAGATTCGAGGGCCGCAGCCTCTAGAGCTGCATCTCATCAAGTTTACGGTCAGCAAGCATTAACAAGTGGAACAGGAAGAGAAGCTGTAAGAACAGGAACAACATCATTTTATAATCCAGGCTCAGCAATTCAACAGTCTATGATGCAACCATTAAGAAATGCATCATTTATGTACACTGGACATCTCAATGCTCTTTCAAAATCAATTGCATCTTCATTAATAAATGGAAGTGCAATTCTACAGGCTTCCGCTAAAACATCTGGATCTTATATTGTTGGAGCCTATAAAGATTCTGCACGTAGAATAATTAATTCTGCAAGGGTGCAACATGCTACGGTTAAACAATATATGGCTACGCTTCAAGCAGCTGGAGGAATTTTTGCAAATGGGGTTAGGGCTGAAAATGCTGGAAGATTGGGACAGGCTTACCCAGGAATGTATGGAACAGATCCTAGAACTGGAATGCCTATAAATCTTGCTACTGGAAAACCAGTAGGAATGATGACTGGCCCAGCACTTATTGGTGGATACAAACCAGTAGCGGGTCAAGAAGGTATGCTCCAGCGCAAAGTTGGAACCCTTGGTATGAGAAAGACGGAGTATTTAAATACGTCAACTGGTGAGTCTACAAAAATGTCTGCTTCACAAGCAAGAGCTGCAGGTATTGCCCAACCTCGCATAATGGGAATGGGTGCTCAAATGGGAGTGGGCATGGCTGGATCAATGGCTGGTATGGCTTTGATGAGCAAAGAAAAAGTTAAGATTGCAGGCACAGAAATGTCAGGAATGACTGCTGGAACGGCAGTATCGTTTGGAAGCATTTTACTTACCATGCTGCCAATTGTTAAGATGCTAGATAAAATTAAAGCAGGAGCTGCTTCAGCTAACAAAGGTTTTACAGCATTAAGAACAGGTGTTCTAAGCTTTACTCAGATTGCACAAAAGGCTTTAATGGTATTAAAGGGTTTTGGACTAGTTGGAGCAGCTATAGCAGCTGCAAGTATAGGATTTAAACTTTATAAAGATTATAAAGATGCTCAGCAAGATGCAACAATGGGTCTTTCTATGACAGCAAAGGCCGCAGAGCAAGCTGGAGTAAAGTATTTCAATCTTAAAGAAACAATGCAAGATTATATAGACAAGTCAAAGCTTGCTGCCGCAGCTGCTAAAGGCTCGGTAGGAAACACAATTGGAATGCCTGGTTTACCTAGATCTATAGAAGAGCTAAAAAAGGCTAAAGAAGAAGGTAAAGCCCTAAAAGATTTAATTGAATCTCTTAACAGATCTGAAAGCACTGAAGAAACACAAAGATTAATTAATAACCAAAAGGCACAAATGGTTGCTGCTGGAATGAGTATTGAAGAAGCAAATAAAAAGATTTATGGCGCATTAGCAAATAGCAATAAATCTAAACAGGCATATCAATTGTTAGCAGATCAAGGTTTTGGAGCAATTGTAGATAAATCATCTGCAGCAGAATTTGCAGTTGGAAATTTAGTAAACACTTTATCCAGGGGTGCTGGCACAGCTGACTGGCATAAAGAAGTTGGAAACGGATTTGAAGGTCTTATAAATGTATTCCAGAATGCTACCTCATCTTTAATTGGAACAAAGGATGCTCTAGGAAATGTTATTGATGAATATAAAGCTTATGAAATAGTGATGTCTAAAGCAGAGACAAGTAACCCAGGAATTAATAAAGAAATTGGACAAGAAGCGTACGACAACTTAGCAAAAACACAGCCCCTCTTAGCTACAATTGCAAATAAATCAGATAGCATTAAGGGAATTCTTGCAAAATGGAAGTTGTTTACTTCTGGAATAAATATTGATTTAAGCAAGATTGATTCCACTTTAGCAATAAAATTAGCTGGGTTTACATCAGCAATTGGAACAGGAATTTCTGAGTTAACTAAAGCTGCTGACAACGCTACAACATATGGCAGAGTGGGCAAAGCTCTAACTGCACTTCAGAAAACAATTGCAGCAACTTCAGCAGCTGCACAAAGAGCAAACGCTGCCTCACAAAGAAGTGCACAAGAAGAGCTAAAGACAATTGCTAAAAAGATTAAGCTTATTGAAGATGAAAAAAACAAAAAGTTAGAATCTTTAAGAGCAACTCAAGATGCATCAAACTATGCATTGGAGCTACAAAAGCTTCAGATTGAATATGCTGATGCAGTATCTCGTGGAGATATGGCAACAGCCGCAAGAGCAAGAATAGATATAGATCAGCTAACCTTAAACAGACAGAGTGAGTTGGCCGTAAAGGCAATTGAAGATGCAGCAAACAAAGCAAAAAAGCCTTTAGAGAAGGATGCAGAAGGAATATCAGATAGACAAGACAAAAAGAATGTTGTTTTCCAAAACAATCAGGATAATTCCGCAGTAGCTGGCGAAACAATGACAGTCATTACTGACTTTCAAACAAAATATAATGATTTAAGTACAAGAGCAATTAATGCAAAGTTGCTTCCTGATAAAGAAAGAGCAGCGGAAGAAGCAAAACTTACTTTAGAGCTTGTAGCTCTTGTTAAAGAAATTCAAAAAGCTGGTTCTGGAAACACAACATCTGCAAAAACAGTAAGAGAGGCATTTGCTCCCTACTTTGATAAAAATGGAAAGCCAATATCTCCTGAAACCAAAACTTCTGGATCTCCAGTCGGATTTGATAAAAATGGTAAGCCTATATTTTCAAGCACTATAACAGCTAATAAAGGTATTACAGATGTATTCAAGGCCGATATTGAAGCGGTAACGGCACTGGCAACTGCAATTACTGGAAAAGTAACAATTAAACAACTTCGTGATGACATTGTGGCTGCGTTAGGTAACTACAAAGAAGGAAAGACACCAAAGGGAACAGTTGAATTTGGACCAGATAAAGTTCAGCAGGGTGCAGGAAAAAATGCAATAGAAGCCGCTCAAAAAGCAAGAGCTTCTGGCTCTTCAAAGATGGTAAGCATTAATGATGTTGTTTGGTATAGATTTAGATGGAACGGCAATGATTATATAAGTAATGATTCTGGAACAGAAGTTTATTCATGGGATGACGAGAAAAAAACTAAGGGTGCTAGAGTTAAGAAGGCCAACGGAGGATTAGTTAAAAGATTTGCTCCAGGCGGAAAGGTTAGTGGTCCAGGAACTCCTACATCTGATTCAATTCCTGCAATGCTTTCAGATGGAGAATATGTACTTAGTGCAAAGGCCGTAGATGCCGCTGGTGGACCAGATGTTGTTGACGCTTGGCACAAAGCACTTAGAAAGAAAGATGGCGGACCAATCGCTTCATGGATGAAGCCAAGGTCTCCTTATGACTCCAAGAATAATCCTACTGGAAGCCCATACGGAAGATATTGGGGAGAGCTGGAGAGACTTTATCAGCAATCACCAATGGGCTTTGGTAAAAATGGAAGGCCAGTATTTAACAACGCTGGAAAAGACCCATGGGGAGGAACAGAAATACCAGGCCTCGCATTCAATGGTAAGGTGGCAGACTTCTCAGACTACTTCCACCAATTAGCAGAGCAGCCAAGGAAATATAGAGGTTGGGGAATGGGCATAGACAAGAGCCCAGATCGTTACGCAGGCTCAGGTGCCTCTATGGGTGGCATTGGCAGCGGTGCTTACGGAGCAATTAACTCTATGTTTATGGCGGACGGCGGAATCGTAAAGCCTACATTAGGAAAGCCTGATGCAAATCAATCATTTATAAATAAATTAATTTTTGGAAATAAATATATTGGCGGCAATATGGAACGTGTTCAAGCAGAAGTGCCATTTGGCCCAGGAAATTTTGCTAAAATGGCAAAGCTTGGATATGAATTAAAGTATTCTAGCGAAGGATCTCTTCATGTACTAAGAGCTATTAAAGAAGGTAAAGAGGTTGCTTATTTAACGTGGGACAAGATTACTAATGTTGTAGAGTCACTTGAAGTAAATTCACTGCATAGATTAAAAGGACTTGCCACTGCAATGTATAAATCTGCAAGAGAAATTTCTCCAATTACACATAGCCCATATAGAACTCCAGCAGGAGATGCTTTTGCCCATAAAGTTGGAGATAAGGTAACTGCGTTAAACGATAGTTGGTTACCAGGAGATTGGTCTATTGATTTATTGAAAAAAGCAGCGGAAAGAGCAGCAGAGCACATTCCTAAATTTGAAAATGGAATTAACATGGTTCCTGCAGATATGCTGGCATTGCTTCATAAGAATGAAGCTGTTCTCCCAGCTAATATGAACCCATTTAATCCAAATGCATCGGCGGCAGCAACAGGATCAGTATATAATATTAGTGTAGAATTAAATGGAACTAATGTAACAGCACAAGATGTTGCAACTCAAATACATAGAGAGATGAGGCTTAAAGAAATGGCCGCTGGAGTAAATAGAAGGGTTGGTCAGCCATGAGTTTTCAAAATTTAACTAAGAGTTCAATTCTATATATAGAAGCACTAGACCCATTTGCAATTGATCCTGCTACTAATTCATTTGATTATAAAGGTGCAACTGTAGTTGCACCAGGAAATACATACGATGCTACAACTGCAAATAGAAATGGTCTGGCGTGGAATAATAAAACAACTGCAACAAAATTTAGAAGAGTAACTGAGCACAACAGATCCCCTCTGTCTCTTAGTGTTAATAGAATTGAAACTGGTCAAAGAATGGCAAATGGAACCATGAGGAAGTACTTTGTTGCAGATAAACTAAATATAAATGTATCTTGGGAAATGATTCCATCTTTTAGAAATGAAACAGTAGATGGTGGATGGGGCGCAGAAGATTTAAAAAACTTTTATGAAAGTGCTGCAGGCCGTGGAGCATTTCGTATTAAGCTAAACCCAACAGTATTTGATAAGGATCTTGTAGAACAGGCTGACGGGGCTTTAGCAGACGATTACACATACACTGTAATGTTTGCATCATGCGATTTTACTGTTCTTAAAAGAGGATTACAGCCTTTCTGGAGTGTTAATATATCACTGGAGCAAGTATGATATCTGTTTCAAATACAACAAAAGATCTTCTTAAAAAAAGCTCTGCTATTTCAACTTCAGCAGGAGCAACATTTGAATATAACTTAAACTCAATGGTTGAGTATATAAAGGCAACATCTTCCGCATTAACAAATACATACACAAATGCCTTTAAAAAACTTTTTCCAATAGACACTATCTATAAACCATTTAGACCATTATCTCCAGGAATTAAATATCTGGTACATACAGATAATAATACCGATACCCCTTTAAACTCATTTGAAAGACCAAGAGATGTTAATATGGGAACAAAGCCTAGACTATATTATCCTGGCCCAGACATGGTGTATAAATATTGGCTTGCACCTAAAAATACAAATATCGATATTTCTTTAGAATACTTTTCAGATGAAGCAAAGACTGTAGCAAAGTTAGTTCCTGCCAACAAGATCATTGCTAGATTTGAAACTAGTCACGACACGCCAGTATCTTGGGTAATATCTGTAGTTAAGCAAGACAACTCAGTTCTAAACGTACCTGGCACTTTTATTAATCCAAATAACGGTGAGGCAACAATATATTACAATGGAACTACATGGTTAGCAATGACTTCAACTACACCGCCTCCTACATATACAACAACTGAATATCTAAAGAAGATATCCTTAACTGCAGTTAATTCAAATACTGGCAAGTTAATTGGTGTTATTGAGTTTAGTCCAAGATGGGTTATTTCTGTAGACTCAGACATAATAAGCTTTCTTATAAACAAGGAAACAACTTCAGACAATTCTTCAATTGTCCCAGTTGGATTAATAACAGCAAACTATTTAAATATTTCTTTAATGAAGCCCCGTACAACATCTACTGCTATTGTTGAATATAATAGAAAATCGGATATTGATAACACAAAGATATACCTGTTTAAGAATGTCATGGTTAATCCTTATTTAAATATTGGTAACGGAATAACTTCAGAAAAGGTAATCCAGGGAACATTTTATATTAACGAATGGACACTATCTGAATTTGGAGAAGCAACTATAGATGCTACAGATGCAGCAAAAATTCTTCAAGATACATTATGCCCTCAGTTATTAATACAAGGCTCTCCAATAACTGCAATTATAAAAAGAATACTGGACTCAGTTGGATTTTCTAATTATAAGATTAATGTTAAAAAGAGCGCAGGAATAGTTAGTGATGATTCAATACCATCAATTGCATATTGGTGGTCAGATGGAGATAAAACAGTTTGGGATGTTCTTCAGGAGCTTTGTAGAGATATTCAGATGAACGCATTCGTAGATGAATATAATGTTTTAAACTTTTACAGCAGAAACTTTATATATGATGACACTATTGAGCCACAGTGGACATTTACTAGCGAAGAAATAAAGACAGGGTCTACAGTAAATTATTATCCAAATATTATTAGCCTAAATTCAAAAGAAATATCTTCAGCAAACCAGGTAAGAGTTAGATATTCAACCGCTTTTGTTTCAACTAACCAGCAGTCATCATCGCCATTATGGAAATCAAGCGAGTCGTTTCTTGGAGCTGGATCCCTTGCAACTGATATTACAGACTCAAGCACAATGTTTCAGCTTAATCCTAACACTATAAACACTGCAAGACCTGATAAAGTCTTAGATGCATTTAGCGGATACGTTTTAATTAATGATGAAATTATTGAGTATGAAGGCTTATGGTATCAGTATGTTCCAGCATCTGGAGGACCTGCACTTCCAGTTCTAATTAAAAATCAATCAGATATTTATAAATATTCAGCCATATCAAAATCAGGATATAAAAACTTCTACCCAACAGGACAATATAATAT